GATTGTCGCATCGACCACCAACTTCAAGGATATCTTTCAGAAGTACTGTCAGCGGGAGTTCAAGTGCACGCCAGAGTATGAGATGCGGTCCAACGACCCAAAGAAGAATGAGATTGTTGTGGCAGTGCTTGTGGAGGGCAGAGTCTATGGAACAGGAGTCGGGACAACTCGCAAGAAGGCTGAGCAGTTTGCGTGCCAAGAGGCACTTAGTAAAGTCGGGATAAGCGTCGGCGGCGGGTGATCTTGCCACCACGATGTTTGCCGTCCCGACCTACGGTTATCCACGGCTCTTCGCCGTACGTTTCCCTATAGAGCTTCTTCTCGTCCGAGATCGCCTTATTCAGTGCGGGTTCGGGGTCGGGCTCACGTTGCAGCGACGTCGTGGATCTGAGGACTTTGTTGGTGTCTTCGGGTTCGACCCCACCACTAGCCGGAGCCGGAGCCGGAGCCGGAGCCGGAGCCCCCTTGTCACGAGCCTCGTTGGCGTTCTTCCAGTACGTGATCGCCTTTGCATCCTGCTCGGCATCTGTCATGGGAGTGAATTCTTGGCCTAGCAGTTTTGCGGCGGCTACGCAAAATTTGTTGACTACATCTTTGACCTTTTCACGTGTTGCCGTCGGATGTGGCGTTTTCACGCATTCCACGAGTGTCTTCGCAGCAGTGTCCGAGAGCGTAGCTACATTCTTATAGACGGCGCCGGCACTGGGCTTGCGCAGCCGGTCGCCCCAGTCCTCTGCACGAAGCCCGATCGCCTTCAACAGAGCCAGTAAATCCCATATCCGTGCAATCTGATGATACCGCGTCTCGAATACCGGGTCTTTGAAAAGGCTATCTAGGTATGTCTCCTCGTCTACTGCTGCTTTCAGCTGGGTTTGAAACTCTTCACGTGTCAATGATTGTTCCTTCCTCCCGATGCCATTCGGAACGAACGTCGGCTCAGCTTTGTAAAGCGATCCACACGAAGCCAGTGCGCCTGCTATATATTTCTTGTCGCCAATGCTCTTTCTTTCCAGTCTACGTCGAGTCTGTATCTTGCATACACCAGGCTCGTCCTCCTTCACGGCGGCCGAGTAGTCACCTGAATAACACGAATCGTTCAAACGCTCTTCGATCTTTTTTTCGCCATTCAGCGCAGCCATGAGGGGTGCGACATACCAATAGGGCTGGTATCGCCCGTAATTACCAGATTCGATGGCAATACCTGGTATGATGTTTCGGAGTATATTCGTGTTCCCCGCATATGGAAAGGATGGTGTGGATGTACCTACTTTTAGATCGTAGTCTCGAAACTTCATACGTCCGTAATCGTGTATTACGGGAGTGCCGTCTAACATGAGTGCCATGTTTCCATCGTGCAGATCATACTGTATCCAGAACCCATCGGTGCGAAGAAGCGGCTGTGTCAGGGTAAGAAGCGGGATGATTGCGAGATCGTCCTGCATATCACGAATATCTGTCTGCTGACGTCTCGTGATAAGACCGTACCACTTCCCCGAGTCTACTTTGGCCAATGCTTCAACACCGGGTCTCTTACTGGCGTACTTTCCAGGAAAATAGTCATGCTCGAGTGCTGCCTTGATATCCGGATCGGTTGCGGCGGCAATGAGGGTCTCATCGTTTACTACCATCTTCGGATGCGTTGTGTACACGCCATTTGAACCTGCAAATGTATTCAAGTGCATCTTTACGAACGGGTTCGTCTCCGACCATTCCTTGAGTCCCCGATGAAAGTCCATTTCGCCTCTTCGCAGAAGAATCATGCGGACGACGGGGTCGCCATACTTCGCCAGTGTGCCGAACCCCGGAGGAATCGAGAGCGTTTCTGGTATTGTGTTGCCCTTCTCGTCCTTAGTTATCAATGCAATCGGAAGACCCAACCACGGTTTATCAGCTGTGGGGTTCCGATCCCAGACCAGCACATCCGCTCCAGAATTTAGGTAGTCGCCGCCTTTCTGGTGGCGTTTCCGCCTGATTGTGCGACGAAGGCCACGTCGCCGCCTGGTTCCTCCTCCAGGTGCAAGAAGCTTCCGACACGCATCCTTCATGTCCTCGAGCTTCTTATCGTCCTGCGGGGCCTTCGGGGCCTTCTGAACCGCAAGCGGAACCGGAGGAGCTGCCGCAACGGGCGGGGTCGACTCGGGATTGTTGATGACTGGAGCCGGAAGAACACGAACCAGCACCTGTGCCTCGGCGGGAGGCATAGGCTTCTCGGCCACAACCGGGTGGATAATTGACTGGCCTCCGAACAGGTTGGGAATGAGCGTATTGATAAGACGGTCTGTCATAGGCTTCTTCCAATCGGCCCGGATGGTGTCAAATACGTCCTTCAGGAAGAGCTTGCTTGTTTGTTCGGTCACCACACCCGACGCAGCCGCAGGACCCAGTAGACCGAGTGTGTCCCATACGGACATCAGTGACTCGAAGGACGCAGGTTTGTTGAACACCTTCGCTTGAACCAACTGGTCGATGAGAGTAAACTGCAGCGTGTGCTGACTGAATGACTTCCAGTAGGTCTGGGACTGCGGCGGCGACAGTGCGTATTGGACAGTCCACTGCTTGAACGCCCTCAAGTTGGACGTTCCGCGCCCCCAGTCAAAGATCACGAGCTGGTCGCCTCGCCATCCCAGATTGCCAAAATGGGAATCACTGTGCGTAATCGTGTCCGCATTCAACCGAGCCATTGCCAGCATGACCCCCTTTAGCGACGACTTGATCAGATCATCCGGCTTGGACTTGGTACGTATAGTGTTCAAAAGCGTGTCGCCCTGCACCGGTGTGATAAAGTTGACAAACTGCCTTTCATCGCCTTGCAGAGCCCCGATTGTGCAGTCTGCTCGCTTGTCTTCGGGCTTGAAGTTTGGTATACATGCAGAATCAGCCAGATTGAAGAACTTTGTTATGGCGTGTCCATCTGCTTCTAGCTTCTTGAGTTTCTTGGAAACAGCCTTCTGGATCTCGAGTTCACGCTTGTCGCGGGTGATTCGAGATACAAACGCAGTTCCAGCCGGTGCCTTGCGCAGAGTGGTACGCCTACCGTTGCAGTCAACCTGTGGAATATAGACACATGTATCGGCTCCCTGTGTCTTGTAGGCACCGCCCTTCATTGTTCAGAAGCGACAAGAATATATCCTCGCAAAAGATAAACACAATGGGCGGTGGTCTTCTTCAGCTCGTCGCATATGGTGCTCAGGATGCATACATCACCGGAAATCCCCACATCACCTTCTGGAAGGTCATGTACAAGCGTCACACCAACTTTGCTATGGAGGCCATGCGTGTCAACTTCACTGGCTCGCCGACCTACGGACAGCGTTCGGTTGTCGTAGTGAACCGGAATGCTGACCTGATGTTCCGCACCTACCTTGAGGTGACGCTCCCCGATACCCGCTACTCGGCTCTTGGTACGACTGTTCTGGGAAGCACAGTGACTGGGAGCACCGTCCCCAGCACCTCGACTGCGGGCGTTCTCTGGACGGCTGGCGGTCGCCGTCGTCTCGGCTACCTGCTCATCCAGCAGGTGGAGATTGAGATCGGTGGTCAGGTCATGGACCGCCACTATGGCGAGTGGATGTACCTGTGGGAGTCGCTGACGTCGCCGTACGACCAGTCGGTGCGTCTCGATCAGATGCTTGGCTACAACGCCGAGGGTGCGGTCACGAGTCCGCAGGGCTGCGGTGGTCGCCCGACGGTGATGTACATTCCCCTGTCCTTCTGGTTCTGCCGCAATCCGGGTCTCGCCCTGCCGCTCATCGCCCTCCAGTACCACGAGGTGCGCCTGAACTTTATCTTCCGCCCTGCGACTGACCTGGTCCAGAACGCCTACGGCTACAACTCGTCTGGAGTTGCCCAGACATGGCCGGGCGGTGTACCGACGGCAGCCCAGCTTCTCCCCCGTTTCAAGGATGCGGCGGTGTATGTGGATTACATCTACCTCGATACGGACGAGCGTCGCCGCTTTGCCCAGCAGACGCACGAGTACCTCATCGATCAGCTTCAGTATGGTCTCCAGCAGTCGGTCACGTCGCAGACAGTGCGCCTGGACCTCACGCTCAACCACCCGGTGAAGGAGCTGGTGTGGGTCTTCCAGGATGCCCGCAAGCTCGACTGCTCGCTCCCCGCCACGACCACGGGTGCGGCGCTCCCCTACACGCAGCCGTTCTCCTACGACGACATTGCCGACCGCTGCCGTCTCCAGCTCAACGGTCAGGACCGCTTCGACGAGCGCTATGGCGACTACTTCTGGAAGGTGCAGCCCTATCAGCACCACTCGGGTGGCGGCTTCGAGCAGCACGCCCAGGTGCAGCTGCCGCTGACGGGCAGTGTTCTGGGTAGCATGTACATGACCTTCACATTGACTGGCACCGCTACAGGATTCCCGATCAAGAACGTTGCTACTGCTCAGGATGGTACACTTGTGCTCACAGGTGGTGCAACCTATGCCCAGTACCAGTCGGCAGGATATCCTCTTCTGACCATTGTATCCGCAACCGATCTGACGACGGCTGCGCAGAACGTAGCTGCCAACGCGCCGGGTCTGTTAGTGGGCAGCTATGCACTCACGCTTGTTAAGGATCCGAGTGGAGCAGGCGCAGCTAGCGCTTGCACCATAACCAAGATTGGAACGGGTGCGGCAGTGCCTGCAACCGGTGCAACTGGAGTAGCAGATGTTATCCAGATCACCGCAATGTACGACCCCAATCAGGGCACGACCGACCCAATCAGTGGTATCACGGGCGTCCCGAGTTTCACCACGACCAACTATGCCCAGGCCGGCTACCAGCAGACGAACCAGACCTACCCGCAGTCGGTGAACCCGATCAATGTGTACTCGTTCGCCCTCGCACCCGAGGAGCACCAGCCGAGCGGTTCGTGTAACTTCTCCCGCATTGACACCACGACTCTGGTGTTCGACAGCATCACAGGTGATTCGACGGGTGCGAAGTCAGCTGGAGCGTTCCCGTCCAAGGCGTACCCCTACCTGTTCCGCATGTACGCTGTGAACTACAATATCTTCCGCGTTATGAGTGGCATGGGTGGACTGGCGTACTCCAACTAAAGATCAGCCTTCGTGATCCGGGTATTCGCAGAACACTCTCCAAGTCCGATCGTCTGCTGCATCATAATAGGCGCAGGTTGACCGGGTCCAGGACATTTGACGTGTTCGTGACCCAGAATGTGACCCATTTCATGCGAGACCACATACTGACGATACCCTTCTAACGTCTGCTTACTTTGGGCCGACCCGTGAACCCATCGCATGGCATTCAGGTACATGTTCTTACCCCCCATCTCTGCACACGACAGATTGTCGGGAAGCCCGCACGTCTTTGTGATCGTTGCGGGTGAAGATAGCCGAATCGTCACGTCCGGCTTCTGTTTGACAAGCTCAAAATGGTAACCATGCGCCTCCCATCCATCTGGATCAGCCAAATAAATCTGGAGCAACTCAACAAACTCCTCCTGCGGATACCGGACATCCGGATCCACACGAGCGACGTAGCGTATCGTCTTTCCCATTGCTTCTAGGAAACGAAAAGTATGGAGATACGGATAGACCGAGCAAATGCCGAAGTGTGATCACTGTAAAAAACGCACTCATCTTGTCTTCACCTGCCAGTGCCCCGGTGATTTCTGTGTTAAGTGCCGAACTCCGGAGGTTCATGAGTGCAAAGATTACGTAGCTGCAAAAGTTGTATTGGTGAAAGTTGTCGCTGAGAAGGTTACACCAGTCTGAGGTGCTTCATGAATGTGTTGGCAATGTTCCGGGCCTCAGTCTTGGTCATGTGCTTCCAGTCCATAACGGACATGACAATGCCACCATCCCGCAGAATCACCTCGAGAACCACCTCCTTGCCATTGACGCTGGTCTCCTCAAAGGTCACGAGCCACCGCTCCTCATTCTCTGGCGTCTTGTCGCCCACACGGCAGTTGCCCACGAGGTCGGAGAAGGCATAGAGCGTATCGGAGATGGCGTTATCGAAGTTCATTTTGAATGCCTTCCGTTAGGGTTGGCGGCCCCGGATCCGTTTTGAAAACGGATTCCGTTAGCCAGAGAGAAGGGAGAGCATCAAAATGGACACCGCTCTTCTCGTTCGCGACGTCAATCACGTTCTCTACAGCATCATGCCGTATGATATGGTCCCTTCTGCACTCGCCGCTTTCCATGCATCCTACCGCCATCTTCCCACCGGGTGGGAGACCCAGTTCGTCACTCTGACACACCTGTTTGACACACTCGACCTCTTCACACGGGGAAATTCCCAGAGAGTGTCCATCTTTGACCGTCTCTCAGGCTGTCTCGCAGGAATGAGGGTCACGGATTTCGAGGTTCTTGACCATCAATCTCGAGCCGTCCTGGCCAGAGTGTAGGTCAGCGGATAAATTAAGTCTGAAAACGAATTTTTCACCTCTAAATCCAGATCCAGAGTGGGGCCAGCACACACTGACTCTACAAGCTTCCAAGCCTCCAACACCCACCCACACACATCCTCTCCAACTTCAACAATGGCTGCTCACCTCTGCAACTTCATCAAGCGGGGCGACCTTCGCCCCTGCGAGGTTATCGTTCCGCCCCCGGGCGTTGACGGAATCCGCCCCTGCTGTGGCATGCATGCCCCCATCAAGGCCCGCCTCCCCCCGCTTCCCGCCGGGTGTTGCGAGCATATCATTGCCGGCCCGCCCGAGCACTGGTGCCCCCGCCTCGTGGTTCCTGGCGACCGCCTCTGTCCCACGCACGTGGCACGGCGGGAGCGCGAGGACCGGCTGCGGGTGGCCAGGTTTGCGGCGGAGCGGGAGGCACGCCGGGCACACATTGCCCTGGACGTGGAGATGGCGGGACTCCGCATCCCGCCCGTGCATATGCCGCGTGCACCGCCTGATGCGGCCCCTGCCGCCGGCCGCATCCGCGTGGCCAACCTGGACGGAGCCGAGATCTACCGGCTCGCCAACGACCGGCAGAACGTTCACACCGGCCACGTGGTCAAACAGACCAACGCAGGCGAGGAGAAGCTTCTGGCCGTGCGGACGGACGGGAAGCCAGTTGGCCTCCGCATCCTGCGGAACTTCGTCAACCGAGGCGGGTCCATACAGGGCTTCCTCCGGGTTGCGAATGACGTCGAACACTGGTATTCGACGGAGACGTGCCGCCGCATGGGCGACCGCCTGTACGGCCGGCTTCTCGAGGGCCTGTGGACTCTGATTGAGCAACAGCCGGAGGCACAGCGTGCGGAGCTGAAGACTCGGCTTTGGCAGGAGGCGACCGAGTCCGTTGGCATGTGTTGCGAGGGACACATCGCTCGCCTGGTCAATGTGATGTCCGGCTTCGACGAGGCGTTCCGGCCGCGGGTGTCTATCGGGGAGGCCATCCAGGCCAAGATGGCCGAGATTGCGGGCAAGGCGGACCTTTCCGCGGTACAGAAGGTCGATGTGGCCCGGGTGTTCCTAACGACGCTGGCCCTCACGGCTGAGGAACAGGCTCCCTGGTTGGAGGCTCTCGACTAAACAAACCCCCAAACAAAAAGTTCAACAAACCAGAATGACAAATGAGGCGGAGGACAATTCGAAGGGCAACGATGGCGAGTAAGGCTAATCTCCCCCCAAGAAC